GACTCGAAACATTATTTCCAACGGTTATTGGATTTTAATAAAGATGGAGAACCAGTAAAATGGACTCCATTTGAGGATTTTGGTATACTACGAGATGTGTTTAAGAAACGTCAAAGGCACCATGAGAATTTCCGACAGAACTGGATACAAACTGTTGTAGACAAATGTCAAGACACTAGTGTGCTAGAACCGCTTTTAAAGGAGATTGAAGAATTTAATTTCACTCAATCTTTTGATTTTAAAAGTGGAACTGGATGCACTAAATGTATTGAGTTCCCTGCATACCCGCCTGTAGGGCCTCTGCCTGTAAGGGTAGAGCCTATACCTGAACCGTTAAAAGTTCGGATAATTACAGCTGGTATTGGGGACACATTTTGTTTAAAACCTCTTCAGCGGGCCATGTGGCTTGCATTGGGAGATTTTGATCAATTTTGTCTAACTCACGGTACTCAGCGCTTAGAGAATGCAATTTTACGTATTCACGAGCGATCTGAGCCGGGAGATGTTTGGATATCCGGCGACTATTCAGCAGCAACTGATTCTTTCTCTATTGAGGGTTCTAAAGCCTTAATGGAGGGAATTTTGGAATCGATTGATCATGAGCCTACTAAACGTTGGGCCATGAAAGAGATGTCACCACATTTGCTAGTATATCCGAAGGATTCGGGGTTAAACCCGGTACTTCAGAAGTCTGGACAACTGATGGGATCACTCTTATCGTTTCCGTTGCTGTGTCTACTTAATGACTGTACTGCTGAGTTCAGTGGGTTGTCACCTTCAAAATATTTAATTAATGGAGATGATATACTCATGAGGGCTCAACCAAAGCTTTATCCTGTTTGGAAAGAGAAGGTCCATGAATTTGGTCTCGATCTTTCTTTAGGGAAAAACTATATTCATCCTAAGTATGGGACTATTAATTCTCAATTGATTATTAATGGAAGCATAGTAGGATCTGGTAAGCAGTTAGTCTTGGATAGACGTAGTCGTGTTCTGGGAGAATGTTTGAGAGATTTGGAATTGGCAATGCCGAGCGAAAACTGTGAAGTGGTCCAGGACCTCTTCAAAAGTGTCAATCGACAAAAATTGTCCTTGACGGTCAGATCTATTTCTGTACCTGTCAGCCATGGAGGTTTATCTCTATCTTGGGGTAAACCCTTGAAATCTATTAAATCAATTAAAACGGCCAAGGCCTGTTATTTAAACGATTTATTTAGAAAGATGGAACCCATGGATGGATGTATTTCAATTCCTTATCTGTCAATTAGAGAGAAAAATGTATCAAGTATGTTAGAAGAAGAAAGGGTTTTTAACAGCCCTGTTACATCGAAAGAGTATCACGAGTGCTTTTTAGGACCCGTTGATATTCAGAGAGTAACAAAGAGGTGTATGACACATAGTGGTCTTCGGGAATTGCTTCTCGATCAACCATTAAGGTCTTTCCCCTCACTTTCTTTTATTAATACTTATCAAATTCCTTGTTCAGATAAACGAGTTAAAAAGCAACTACAAATTGCAATTGACTCACTGTTTTTAAAACGTTTCCTCCAAGGAGGGCAAGAATTTGGTTATGATACATTTAGACGTGAATTTCTTCTTACGACTATGAATTTGTCAGATAACACCGAGAATACCGTTAAGCATATTGTTTCGCTTATGGATCTTGATGTTGGTCCGGATTTTCTTCAGTATGTAAATTTAGATTTCGATCCTACAAGTTTCGACCCTAAGAGCTTTGAAAAGAGCTTAGGGGTCGCCTTGAGGCCGAAGTCTTTCGATTTACCTGAGAATTATCCAGATTATGAAGATTTCTCTGAAGATGTCAATCGAGCTTTTCGAGCTCTGTGCCTAAAAGATAACATTCCAACCTCCCTTGGGAGTGAAGAGGTTAATTTTTTAGAGCCAGAGGACTCATTAAGTCTTGAGCAGCAATCAGAGAAGGTTCAGTCTGACGAAATAGATTTGAATGATATTTAATTATCTTTGTTTGTACCCTTAATAGTTTAATTAAGTTTACTGAAACATGCATTCGATAGCCTCAACATATTGTTTTTGTTGTTGATTTATCTGATGTTTGAATCAGTGTCCTGAAATTCTT